CTGGTTAACATTTGGCGATACATAGAATGGTCTTTACCATCCATGTTAGTCAAGGCGTGATAGTGAGATTCTGAACCTTTAATTATTTGTCTAGCAAAAGAATTATTCTTTAAACCAAAAAAAATATCATCATATTTTGTAACTAATATATATCCTGATCTTGTTTTAATAATTGGACTGTTAGTTTTAAGCTGATCTAAATAATAATGCTGATTTTCAATAAAGTCCCTACTACCTATTTCTACATCAATCATTAGCAATAGCCTTAAGTTCCTCTAAAGCCTCATCATAATAAGACATTAATAATTGTGGATCTTTGAAAAATTCCTTTATATATATTAAGCTTATATGCAATTGATCATCATACAGTCTATAAGTAGCAGAACATCCTATAGATCCTGGAGTGCATATTACCATGGAATATGGGTGCATTGTAATTATCTTATTTTTATTGATAGTAAAATTTGGCAGTTGTATTTTCTTAAATGAAGTAGTGGTTAAGGTATATGTTGAATTATCAATTTTAATTGGTGTTTTTTTTCTATTACTCCACGTAGTCTTATTGGCAAAATCCCATATTTCTAACATTTTATTCATTCTTGGCTCAATGCATGCCGCTCTAACATATCCGTTAAATGGAGTATCTTTAGTTAAACCTATTTCATTTTTTAATGAAATCTTAATTTTATTAAGCATTTGTGAGTCTTTGATTTCATTTGTATGAAGATTTACCCTAGCAGAAGCTACCTTATTCCCATATAGCCCATCTTTATTACCTCTTAGTGAACATGGAACTCCAGTTAAGATTGTAGTATTATCTTCTGTAGTATTAAACAATTTCCTATAAACACTAGCAGTTAAATACATAGATAACTCAAAGGTTGAAATGTCTAATTTTTTTATTACATTTTGATATTTAGAAATGTCTATTTTTTTTAGAATAAGGCTTTGATTTGTTGACATTTTTAATTTCCACAAACCTTGATGTAGGTCTTTCCTATTTAAAGGTTTATCTATATAATATTTGTTTGAAGTAAATAACAAAGACTTTAATTTAATTATTTTACTTTTTAATATTTTTATATTACGATTTGTAGTGCATTTAAACTTATTTAAGCTATAACAATTTTTTTCTTTGGGTAGGTTTACTTCATCGAAAATAGCATCATGGAATCGAGACATTCCATCGCCGTCACAGGCAGCGTGGTGTATTCTTCTAAATACTCCAACATTATTATATTCATTGTAATTATATATTATATGGATATCCCACATTGGCTTATTAAGCGGTATGGGTTTAGAGACTATATTGTCTACCAGTTGTTGGATAGTATCTTTATCATAAGGATTGTCTTTATTGTGTTCATAAATATGATCTTCTATATTGAAATCATTATTTTTTACAAAATATGGATAGTCATTATCCATTAAACTATCTTGTATAGTGTGGGTAAATATAATAGTAGACTCTAAGTTTCTTAATATATTCTTAGTAATTAAAACTTTAAAATCAGTATTGTTTTTATTTTCTAAAATAGTAAGATTACCGACGCCGGCATTTTTCTTATATCTATTAAGGTAAAACATATAATCAATATAATTTAACTGGTACAACATCAGTCTAATACCTTTAAGATAATTTGTTTCACAATCTCTTCTTTATCTATAATTTGTATATTCCAATCTCCAACAATTTTTGGAGTAAAATTAAATGTACATTTTGATTTATTACTAACAACTGGATAAATAATATCACTATTTGTTTTAACTTTTATAGGAAAAAGTATAACTGCTTTATAACCATTTGGAAGAATGCTATTTATTGTTTTAGCTTTTAATTTTGTGCAGTCGTGATAATCTGAATTATAATTAAATTCAAAGACTTTGTTCAAACTTATTGTATATTCTTCCATTTTTGAATTATACCACAGTTAAACAAAAATTATAAAGCCTCTAGTTTTATATCTAAATCTTTAATTTTATCAATTATAACTTTTATATCATTATCCATCGTACTGTCCTCATTGGGGACAAAAGTATCTGGATCAAAAGTATCTGGATCAACACCCATTACAGATAGTCGTAGCAATAAAGCTGACTCTAAGCTTTGCTTTGCCGACTGCAAAACTTCTGCTCTTTTTTCATTGCTAATGGTAAATTTCATTTAACTGTTTTTTTCTATCTCGCTGTCAAGCATATCTAAAACCTCTAGGGCCTTAATCATACTAGTTTTGTATGAAAGACCAGTTGCGTCTTCTGTCTCAATTGAATAGTTATTTGGATCAAAAGACTCTGGATCGATGCCAATATATATTAAAGCTGTATATACAATCTCTTCATAAGCTGGCCTGATATCCGCTATAATTTGTAATTTTTTACTATTTGGTATGCTGTTAAAATTCATTTTTCCTCGAATCACCATGTATATAGATCAAAGAATATAGTAACACTTTAAATATCAGATTAAAAGAACTATGGCTCTTGCAATTTAGGTAGACCGTCATGTCTAGGCCCTATTTGCTCATTTTTTTCATTTAACCCTGTTCTAATGCCATTCATCCAGGTCCACGGCTGCTCATGTATTTTTTTCATTTTAGCGTCTCCGTAGGATTGTCTACTTGCCATCAGTTCTGGCTTATCCCATAAATTCTCGACTTTTAGCTCGCATGATTCTAGTAGATCGTTTTTATAAATATTAAAAAAAACAAATGGCATTCCTTGCTCAAATAAAACTGGTTTGCCAATCTTAGTTATCTTCCAATTCATATTAAATTCGTCTGGCCACCAAGAACTAGGAATTGATGCGGTTAATGGACTTGCCCCATCTACAAAATAGTTTGGAGAACCACTAACAAAAGTATCATATCCCTCTTCTGTATTAACCGCCCAACCTGTTACGAATGACATAATTCCTATGATTGAAGGTATAACTATTGCTCTACCTTCAAAAAATTCTCCCTTAAGGACTTTAGGAACATTGTTGCCACCTTCCCATTCTACGACTACATCTTGTTGTAGCTGCATCTCCCAACCATTTACGTTTGCTTCTGAAAGTGGCAAACATCTATAGGCGTGTTTATTGTAGGTTTCATCCATCCAATCTCTTTTTAAACGAGACTGTTTTATAACAGGAGGATTTTGAGTTGTCCTAGTAAGGGTTATATTGGTCATTAATTTAATGGCATTATATTAAGCTCTTTATTTTCTTTAGGAGCTGTTTGTGGTGTTGCTGTTTTTGCATACTGATGATTGTTATCGTTATAATCAAACATTGTTACTGCTGAATACTTTGTACCTGAAGTAACTGCAGAAGATGCATGGGAGTGGGTATATGCCGATGGGAAGAATAGGATGTCTCCCTTTTTCGGAGTATAAGTGATATCGAGGTAAGGGAACCAAAGATCTCCACCTTCGTATCCATCATTTAAGTATGCAATACTTGATACGGTGCAACTATATGAAAATCCGCTGTCTGCATGGACTTGGAAATGCTGACCAACGTTGTATCTAACAAAGTTAATTGATTCCATGAATTCCATTTTAAAATTGTATCTTTTTTCATAGTCTGCTAAACACTTTTTTAATGCTACGTCTGTTTCTTCATAAACAGCTTTGATGTCTTCAAAACCCTCTGGTATATGATCCCAGTAATAAGGTCCTATCTTAAAGTCTACACAGTCTCTGTAGTCTGGCATAACTTCATTGTATCCTACAAGGGCTTCTCTCCATTTTAAGTAATCATCTTTACTATCTGTTAAGCAGGCTTCTAACTTAGAAGGTATATCGAAATCAGGATCAAAAACATCCCTATACAATACAATTGCTAACTTTGGGTCTTCCACGCTGTAAATTTGCATAACTCTCCGTTTATTTAAGTTTCGTAACTGATATAATATATCAGAATAAATCATTCTTATCAAGTGTTAGGGAAAAAATGAAAAATGTTGATACATCACTAATCTTACCAGGTCATTTTGGTACTTCTGCGGATAATATAAAAGTTTTTGAGAACTTTATTGATTTAGAAGATTTAAAGAAAATACAAAAGTTTTTGCCAACGATTAATGAATGGATGGATTCTGGCGAAGATATATATGATGAAAATGGCGTCTGTACATATAGCTCTTCGTATTGGAAAGATCGTCAATGCAGTGGAGAAATATTAAAAAGAGTAGATATTGATGTATATAATATTGTATATAAATATATTACAAAAATGCAAAGAGTGCTAGAAGATTGTTTTAATGTAAAACTTTTTGAAAGAGTACCAGTAATTATAAAATGGAAACCTGGGACAGAACAATTGCCTCATGCTGACAAGCAGTTAAATGATGGATCGCCAAATCCATTCTTTAACTATGATTTAAATTCATTATTTTATTATAATGATGAGTTTGAAGGCGGAGAACTATATTATCCAGAACATGATATTGTAATTACCCCTAAGCCTGGTTTAGCGGTTGCCCATCCTGGTGATATCGGCTACCTACATGGGGTAAAGATGGTTACTTCTGGTGAAAGATACACCACTCCATCATTTTATACAATTACTGAATTACTTTAAGCAACCAAGTCACCTAATGCAACCCAAGTATTTTCAGCTCTTTTTATTAAAGTAGCAGAAGACCACTGAGCCCTAAGCTTAAGTCCAGGCGTTGCATTTATGGTTACACCACCAGTTGCAGTAATCGTTGTTTGCCCAGATCCTGTTTGAAGTACTGTAATTTGACTTCCAACAGGGAATGCTACAGAGGAGTTTAACGGAACAGTTAGAGCATTAGCTGATCCAACATTCATTTCTACTAGTTTATCTTTGTCCGCCAAGACCAGTGTATAGCTAGCTACCTGAGCGTTAGTTACGACATTAGAAGAAGCAAAGTCTAATGATATTGTTCCATTGCCTACTCTTATTTTTTTATTTGTAGAATCCCAAAAAATTCTTGCATCAGTTGTTGACGTGCTTGTTGAAAGCAAAAGGATCGGTGTATAAACTTCTGGACTGGTGAGGGTCTTGTTAGTTAAAATTTCCATTCCATCAAGAGTCGAGAGAGTGCCAGTCGTTGGAAGTGTTATATTTGTATTTGCTGTTGCAGTTAAAGATGTTGTATACGCACCTGAGGTGGTGAAATTTCCACCAAGAGTAAGAGTCGAAGCGTAGTTGACCCAGTTAGTTCCGTTATATCTAAGTACTTGACCAGTTGCTGGGCTTGTCACTATCGTGTCAGAAAGATCATCTAGTGTTGCCGAACCGATTGACCCAGTAGCTCCAGTTGGACCCGTTGGTCCAGTAGCTCCAGTGGGGCCAGCAGGACCTTCGGTGCCTGTGACAATTGGCTCCCATTGTGATGTGCTTATGTTATATTTTTTTAAAACTGTCATTTGAATTCCCTTTTAACAAAATCAACAACCATATAGTAGTGCTATATTTGTGATAGTGTTTTTTGTAGAAAAGTAATTATTTACTATTCTTGTATTGGTAGTGGCAATGGATTTACCTCTACCCATGAAAGTTCTTCTTCATTCCAAATATACATTTTACCATCGTATGGTCTTGGAGTAGGAGCTTGCCAGTCATGATTTTCATCTAGAACCCAAGATGGAAAAGGACTAGGTGAAATAAAAACATCAGCTAATTCATCATAAATATATCCCACACCTGCGTATTGTTTGCGAATATTATTATTATAAGATGTTCTTACGCATCTCTGCCCACGAAACTCACCATAGTATGCTTCCCAGTCAGAAATCCCGTCAACTACTTCGTCTTCGTCTCTTCCTGTTATTACTTCAGTAACTATATTATTTTCATCTAAAAATGCATAATGTGCCATTGTATCTCCTTAAAAAGTTATTGTTCCAGTGCCAGAAGTAAAGAGGTAAACTCTAAACCCAGATCTTGTTACGGTACTTACTGACCAAGTGAGACCTGCACTTATTGTTGTAATCGCTGCACTTGTTGTTGGGTAAGCAATCACTATTATACCAGAACCGCCATTGCCACCTTTGGATCCAGTTGTGTAGTGCGAACCTCCACCGCCTCCTCCACCTGTGTTTGCTCCACCATTTCCACCGGGAGTGTTTGCTTGGGTATTGTTTCCACCTCCACCTCCAGCAGACCCGCTGTTTATGCCAGCACCTCCTGTGGTAGAACCGACAGCACCACCACCTCCTCCGCCATTACCTCCATTGCCTCCGGGACCGGAACTGTAGGAAGAACCTCCTCCGCCTCCGCCCCAGTAATAGGAAACACCTGTAATGGTACTGAGCTGTCCAATACCGCCATGGGGGGTGTTGGGTGAATTAGTTCCGTTCTCGCCCGCCCCAGCACCTCCTCCGGGGTAATACTGAGGTCCACCATGACCACCTATGTAACCATTCGCACGAGATGTAACAGTAAGTAGTCCATCTAACATCCCTAAAGTATGTTGGTTTGATGCACCGCCTAAACGACCACCGGGAGCACCACCATTGGAATATCCAGAAGCTCCACCGCCATTAGCGCCAGCATTCCCTACAGCACCCGGAGTATAGTCCCAATAAGAACTTCCTCCATAACCGCCTCCTTTTGATATCACTCTTTCGTAAGATGGAGATTCTATAAAAGTATCTGAACCATTTACGCTTACGGCTGTAAATTGATGGAAGGCAGAGTTCCCATTAATTCCAGATCCATTTCCAAGTCCACCAGCTCCTATTGTCAAAGTATAACTTCCCGGCTGAACGAGGAATGTTCCAGCAGATACGGCACCACCACCACCACCTCCGCCCATGTCGTAGCCTCCACCACCACCGCCTCCTACAACGAGGATTTCAGCAGTAGCGGGAGGGAGGGATGCCCAGTTGTAACCAAGGATAGAACGATATTGTTGACGAAGTGACCATTTGCCACTTGCGCTAGATGTGTTTGGGAATTGTGCCATTAGTTAATCCTTAATTCCATGTTATAATTCCAGTACCAGCAGTGAATGTGGTTACTTTATTTGAACCAACAGTTGAGGTTGTTGATGTCAATCCTGCCCCAACACTGAGGGTATAATAAGAAGGGTATCTCAAGATTACAACACCCGAACCTCCTGAAGCAGCTACGATAGTTGCTCCTTGAGAAACACCTCCACCTCCACCTCCACCTGTATTTGGTGTTCCTGCTACTGCCAATGTGCCGTTAAGGTTACCACCATTTCCTCCGCCACCAGAACCACCAGTTCCATTCCCGTCATCACCAGCTCCTGCACCACCTCCAGCACGAGTTACAGCACTTCCGGTAATAGACGATGAAATACCAGCACCTCCGTTTCCATTAGTTACGCCAGCATTTCCGGCAGCACCAGCTCCTCCTCCGCCACCACCACGGTAAGGTGATGCAGCGTTGCCATTTCCGCCAGAGTATCCTTGAGAGTAAAGACCTGCTGCTCCTAAATGAAGGTTAGTTGCAGAGCCTGCTGGTCCACCACCACCGCCAGAACCACCAGATAGTGGAGCTACGGGAGCGTTTAATCCTCCCCCACGACCTCCTCCAGTTGAAGTTATTGGACCAAAAATAGAATTGGAACCAGAGTTGTTTGCAGAACCACCAGCACCGACTGTGACAGTATATGGGATACCACGAACTACTGATAATGGGCTTTCTACTGAGCCTAGTCCTCCCGTGGATTCTCCAGCTACAGAAGAACGATATCCTCC